ACGGCCCCTTTGAGGAATGTACAGAGAGGCCAGCGCGTCGATCTTACTACGCACAAACTTAGACAGCTCCGCAAACTTGCCCGGTTTGATTTTAGGCGGAAGCACCGTCATGCGTAGTTCGTTGATTCGTTTAATAGCGAGAGACAAACCGCGTTCCATACTTGAGTCTCGCACTTGTGCGGACAATCCTTTGAGCATGGCCTCAAGTCTCGCAGCTTCACCCCGAAGAACCTCAAAGTCAGGCTCTGAACCATCCCGAATACGGATTTCATCCATAAGACCGTCAAGGCGCTTTTGGATTTCTTCCATCTCCGCATCAATGACATCCCATTCCTCTTCGCTATCGAACTCACCTGTATCTGAGGCGTGGTCTTTTCTAGCCTGATCTTGAACGTCTTCCGCCAAGTCCATGATGGCCTGCTTCACGTCTTCTGAGACACGGAGCATACGACCGCGTTTCTTTAGGACTTTCATCCACTTTAGCACGTCTTGATGAGTGATGCTGTAATCTTCGCCCGCGTCATCAGACTTGTCGGCAAGTGCATCATTTAGCATGTTTGCCACTTCACTGGCGGACCGCTCTTCGACGAGATACTCGATAGCCTTGGCAGGAACAGAGATGTCCTTACCGTACCACCGTTTCTTCTTTGAATGCTCTTTCAAGAACTTCTCTTTCTTCGCGAAGAGCTTGTCCTCGATAGCGTGGATTCGATTCACCGCGTCTTCAATGATTCCCTTACGGCTCTCGCGCCCGGGGTCCATATCTATGTACTTGGACCAAACGCCCGCCATAGGATTGTGTAGCACATCAATGAAGATGGTAAGGCCCGTGGGCGACTGGATAATATCGCTTGTGCCGAACGTTGGCTTCAGGTCCTTGAGTATGGACATGGTTGTTTCCAGCAACTCAAAATCCACTTGACCTTGTGCGATGACACCACCATCAAGCCAGGTCTTCGCAACTGTTTTTAGTGCTCTGAAGACCTCAGGGCTGTTTTCCGGCGCAACCTTGACTCTTTTGCCTTTCACCATCACATTGGAAAGGGCGGCAGCGGAGTTGCGGTTGAGGTAGATGTTAAGCGTCACATCGAGGAACTTACCAGTCTTGGACGGCTGGATACCAATCGTAGCGCGATGGTGTTTGCCTGCCGTCTTCTCAAAGATAGGCTTTTCGTACCGGTGCATTTTCTTGTCGACCTGAACGAACCCTCTGGAGATAGCAGCAGGAGCTTTCTCATCAGAAGGAGCAACCTCATCCTTCTTATAGAAGACAGTACGAGGGGCGCGCATCCGACCGCGTAGCTTGCTCTTTTCTTCCTCACGTTTCTTCACGCGCTTGTGCATCTTCGCCTCGACACCAGTAATCAAGGTTACGGCGTCAAAGGCAGTGTGCTCGCCACGGAAACCCGACACTCTCCATCGAAAGGGCACCCGGTAGTAGCCGGTGTTTTCAACTTTCTCGTAGGAGACAGTACCGAGAGAGGGGGCTGAGGCAATGCGCGTTTTCATCACCTTGTTTAGCAAAGCACCAATAGAACGAACTGCACCACCGGACGTGGCCGTGTTCCAAGTGCGATGCCATCTTTCTTTAGCCAGAAGGAATCTGGACATCTCCTCCCGGGCTCGTGACTTTGCGGCAGTCTTGAGGCCATGTTCTGCCAAAAAGGTTTCGTGCCGTAGGAAGGGGACCATCTCAAGGAAAATTTCCCCGTTAGAAGCCAACGTCAATAGATCGCAGCCTTCATCCACATAGCCAATAATCAGAGGAGAGGCCCCCTCCTTTCTCAACTCTGCGGCAACCATGGCCAAAGCAGGAATCGCGTGCGTAAAGGACACGGGGGTTTTCCAAGCGGCAGACCTAACATCCTCAACCGAGGCAGTCTTGAGCTTCTTTACAATGCGCCCCACAGCACGACCGCCTACCTCAACAAGCTTGTCAAGGAGTTTGGCCATGATCATGGATTTGACAAAACTAGGTAGCCACGATGGGAACACCGCGTCTACAAGCGTCTGGAGAGTTGTCTTCTCCGAGAGAACTGTAACCGTCATAATAAGTCACCCGGTGCTGGACTTGCGTTTGGGTTTGTGCGGGCTTCGTCGGCAGGCAAGGCGTTGTCGAGTATTACAGCCAGACCGTTTGCATCCAACTGTGTTGCATCGACCAGCGTGACCGATATGTTCACGCTTAGACCCACCGTTTGGAGGGGGTTGTGAAAGAATACGTAGCAGTATCCTTCAGAAGTGCCGTTGAACTTTGAAAAGTTCTGAGAGGCGATTACTTGGTCGTTGAACAGTAGCTGAACGGTCGCTGTATCGACATCGCCGATACCATGAACCTCAGGAGGCCCGCTATCTACTACAGTAACGGGCACTTCAACAAAGTGCCCTACCTTTCTATAGGTGGGTACAGCAGACAGACTTTTGGCCACGGGTTACTACCGTGCCGCTAGTGTATCAGCAACCCTGTCGAGACGATCCGCCTGCTCTGAGAACCCCTGTTTGCGCCATCCATCCGCAGTGCCTCGGGCACCTCGAACAGCACGGCGTCTGTTCCTTCCCGGGTGTCTCGATTGAGCCGTTCTAGGCTTCGACTCGTCATCAGACGTCGCTACTTCATCTGTTGTTGAATCGCTAGAGGCAGTCTCAAGCTCACCCATGCGATCCTCAAGAGATACACTTAGGCGGTCCATAACACTGCGTTCGACCATGTCGAGATACCAGCGCTCGCAGAACTCCTCGCACCGCATAACTCCGGAGTTTCCGTGCTCGGCGCGGATTTTTTGTTTCATCTTCTCGATAGTACCGGTGGCGCGGTCCATAAGAAGAGCAACAAGCTCATCATGCAGAGACTCGGATAGCTCCTGAGACTCGTTTTCCATAAGGTCCGCAATCGGACCTAGGGCTTTCCTCTCTTTCGCAGAGAAAGGACCCTTTGCGGCAGCGATGAGGTCGGCCTTCGCAAGTCTGAGTTCTCTGACGCCTTCGTCAAGCCCTCGACTCTTTGCGATGCGGATCATCTCGTCGATGCCTCTGATCGTTTGTGTTTTCATCGTGGTTGTGGCTCCCGTCCAGATAAACGAACCAGCGAGAGGTGCGAACACTTATCGGCTTACCACCGCGTCGTACTCACACCTCTCAGTAGCCGTCTATTCAAAGTCGACTACGTGGGCCTTACGCCCGCTGACCCTTGGACACGCCCTTCGGGTTGACCAGCGCCATACCCTGGATCTGCCGCATGAACCAACCACGCTCGGGTTTGCCCATGTTGAACTTGTCCACGGCGGCGGTCGTCAGCTCTTTCCGCTGGGTGATACCACCCAGGGTCTGCGGCACGGCGCAGAAGTAGAGCTCACCCTCGTCCAGCACCTTGAGAGTGTCGTGACGGAAGGCGTCCGTGATGATCTCAACATCCAGCAGAGAACCAAGGCGGCCCTCCAGAACGATCTCGTGCTTGGAGACGGGATCGAACCAGTTGCTGAACTCATCGCCAGAGACGATGTCGGTCCACAGGTCGTAGGCCAGCACGCAGCTGGTGACCGGCAGACCCCACCGACCCACCTGGCTTCGCAGGGACGCGAAGACCGCCGGGGTCAGAGTGTTGAAGAACGTCAGGGTGTTGAAGAGCGTCGAACCGGTATCGGCCTGACGCTTCCACACCTTGTCCTCCTCGACGAGGATCTGCTCCAGACCGTCCATGAACTTCTCATCGAGAAGATCGCCGGAGGCCTGCTCAATCTCACGCTCCTCGATGGAGATGTTCGCCAGCAAGTAGAACTCGCCGGGGAACACGTACTTCTGTCGCACCACCGTCTCATCGACGTTGATGCTGTTGGTGGACATGATGGCCACGACGTCTTTCTGACGGACACGCAGCCGGCCAATCCCGCCCTTGGGCACGGGGTTGGTCATGTAGAGACGGCGGGCAAAGCCCTCACGTCCCAGAGTCTCCCAGACCTGATCACCGACGGTTTCGCCGAGAACCTGCAGCTCACCCAGGGTGGGATCGCTGAAGGCAGTGCGAAGCTGCTCGTGACGGAACTCCACCTCCTCCTGCGAGGGGGCGGCCTGAACGATGCGGCCGCTGGCCACGTCGTTGATCATGGCCGACACTTGGCGCATCAGGTCGCGCTTGCTGTACGCGTTGATCTCGCCGTGACGGTTGGCCCGACGCTCGTAGCCTCGGCCGTATCCCATCTGGGAGTAATCGCCGGAGGCCGGGGCCTCGCTGGCGGGAATGTCAGTTCCGGCGACGACAAAACGCTTCGCGCTAGAACCTCTGTAGGGGTTGTTTCTCATGGAATCAGACTCCAGTGAATGTTTTTGTTTTTGGCTTTACTTATCAATAATGCGACTAATTCTCAGGACGCTGATTCCATGAGCTAAGATAATGCGACTAGGCGTCCCTAATTTCTAGAAATCTCGACTAGAGGTTAGTCGAGAAGAACTCCGAGCCACATGCTGTCGACAGACGGCACCTGGGCAACCGTGCCGACGGTCACGTTTCCGCCCGTGGTGAAGAGGCCACCGGCTCCCATCGTGACGTAGGCGGGAACAGACTGGCCACCCACGGTGACCGGGCTGTAGTCGAGGCTCGCGTCGAACTGGTCCGTCTCGAAGTACGTGCCGGGACCGAAGGCCACAGCAACCTGGGCGTACTCGTCCGAGGCAGTCTGGTTCGGGGTTCTCTCCCACTCGGTCTGCTTGTTCTCAGCAACCGTCGGCTGGTAACGGTAGGTCACGGTGCAAGTAGCGCCGGCCTGACCACTGTGGAAGGTAACGATACCGGTAGAGTCCACAACGCTGAACTCATTCGCAGTCGTAGCCGGGTTACCCTCGGACAGCAACTGCGTGTTCGTGTCGTCATAGATTTTGATGTTGGACGCGACGAGGTTGGTCTTCGTGAGCTGCACCGTGTACGGCGAGCTACTGGGAACCGTGACCTCTTCTACGTAGGCCTTGGTCTCAAGGTCTTCGTTGTCCTTGATTGTGACGCCAGCGAAACGCTCGTTCGCGACACCACCAGAGGGGCGTAGCACCTGAACGCCGTCTTCGACGACGAACTGAGCACACATGCCGATCTCTGCGAATTCCTGACCGGTCTGAACCGCATACTCGCGGGTGGTCTGGAATCGGGTTTTGTGCAGGTTAATCACTGCTTTTCCTCCAAATCAGTCGAAAAGAAATTAGGGTTGCCTAGTCGAACCAGCGTCCCCTACCGGACGCTGGCACCACCGAGGTTCAGTTTCTGCTTCAGCTCTTCTTTGCGACCCTTACGAGTAGCCGCTGCCCGCCTGGCAGGTTTACTCTGGGTCGAAGGTCGAACGGCGACAGAGTTACGTGCGAGCCGGTTACCTAGAGTCCGACCCGAAGAGGCCGAACGCACGGTTGAAGGCTCTTGCTGAGTCGCGCCCTGAATCATACGAATCTGACCACGAAGTTCTGCGGGATCGAGCTCCGCAAACTCTTGGGCCTTCGCCAGAACGTTTCTCACGTACGAATCGAAAATACCATCAGCGAAAGTGTCCTCAACAATCGCAACCGGATTGTGAGCACCCGCCTCTGCAAGAGAGTCGGCCATGGCTTCCTTGATCGGGTGTCCCGCCTCAGGGAACATGTTCTTGTCGATAGCCTGCGCCGCGATTTGAATCAGTTCGAAGAGGTTGGACGCGTACTGATCACGTTCCGCCTGGAGCTTCTTGGCACTGGCCTTCTTGAGCCTACGGCTGGCCTTCTTGAGTTGCTCGGCCTGATTGGCCTGGGCAACGTAGTAGTGAGCCTTCTGAGTTGTCAGGGCAACACCGATGCCGAACCGCTGCATCGCACCAATGGTCGCCTCGCGGTACTTCGCGGTCGTGAACAGCTCACGGAGTTCCATGGGCTTGTCTTGCGACTGCAGCTCAATACGGGCCAACGGGGTACCCTCGTACAGAACGTTCCAGTGCGGGTTCTGAGTTTCAGCGAGATGCAGTTGCATCTCGATCTTCTCCATGGCCCGCTCATCCGAAGAGATGTCACTCATGCTGGCCACGGCAACGGAAACCAGGCTGTCCCCTTCGGACATTGTCTCAGAAGCACAGATGGGGCAGAAAACGTGAGTGTCGTCGTTGCCTGAGGCGTATAGCACCCCATGATCGCGGCAGCGCCCAACCGGGTGAAGGTCCATCTGGACTCCGGCCAGGGAGGCTGTTTTGATCTTCGCCGAAACCGACATGGGCGTCTGGCAGCACGGGCAGTACATCGCACCTGCGGAACCAGTTACCGTGAAGGACTGGCTGTTGAGGCCCGTCACTTCATAGGAACCACCCACAGACTTGGCCAGCTTCTTCAGACGTTTGGGCGTACCCTCGGTCATCCGAACGTTGAAACCTTCCGCAGTACGAATGAGCTCAACAGACACGTCTGCATCATCAGCCAGATGCGCGACATGCCGCCGCATTGAATTACGGTCGGCCTTAGTAGCTCCACCCTTAGGCTCGGCCGCCATACCTTCGAAACCGCAACCAGCGCAGTGGTACTGAGCGTACGAAGACCCGGCATCCGGGGGAGGACCGAAGAAGGTGGTCTGGGCCGGAACACCAGGCTCTAGGCCATCGATCTCACGTGCGGTGTCACCCGACGGAGAGGCCTCAGCGTCATCCGCGTCGTCATCTTCGTCCTCGTCCTCATCGTCGTCCTCAGCGTGCGTCATGGACTCTTCGCTGGCGGCGTCGTCATCGTCAGCATCGTCCACCATGTCGCCGGAGTCTTCGTCCTCGGCGCTCACGTCAGACTCTTCATCGTCCTCATCGTCCATAGCCATGGACATACCGCCACCGGTGACGTCATCATCGTCATCGCTGTCGTCGTCCTCGGCGTACATGGGACCGCAGGCTTCCTCGTCTTCGGCGTCGCTATCTTCGTCGTCATCATCCATGGCCAAGGAGAGAGACTCAGCATCGACTTCGTCGTCCTCGTCGTCCTCGTCGTCTTCACCGTGGATAGCCATAGAGTCGACATCGTCAGCGTCGTCATCCTCGTCGTCGTCGTCGAGGTCTTCGTCCTCGTCTTCGTCATCCTCGTCGCTGTCTTCGTCGTCATCCTCGTCGTCTTCGTCAAGAGCTTCCATCAGCTCCATGGCGTCGAGTTCTTCGGCGTCGTCCTCGTCGTCGTCCATGACTTCGAGGTCTTCGGAATCTTCATCCTCGTCCTCGTCGTCTTCCATGGCTTCGAGCTGATCTTCGGACATATCGTCCTCGTCTTCATCCACGTCGTCAGCGGCGTCGATGACATCAGCGTCTTCATGATCGGAGGCAAGGATCTCTTGCCGGTTCCGACGTAGCTGCGCGGCGCTTAGGCCACGTCCGTATCGAGTGCTCATTTGTTTTCCTCTTACTAAAGTTGCAACCGTAATAATGCGACTAAAATGCTGCTAACGGCCCAAGATATTGTCAGACACTGCAAAGGGGTCAGCCGGGTCGGCGACCGAAGAAGTCTCGATGAAGTTGACGCCATGACAGCAGTCGTACACCAGACTTCCCTGGAAGATTCCGCCCTTACCAACTCTTTCGAAATGCTGGCACTTGGTTTGGTCACTGGAAACAGTGCCGCAAACGGAACACCTTGTGTGGTCCACGAGTGCGCCCATGCTGTATCCAGATCGTTCGCCTGAAAGAATCATCTTAACCAGCTCAGGGTCCTTGCTTCGGTCCCAGCCAGTCAGAACACTAATCTTCCAGTAACGTTTGTTGTGATCCCAGCGCGCCAGAGTTGCGTCAAAATGTACGCCCTTGGCTCTTTTGGGGTCCTGATTCACATGGTCGATATGAGTGGGCTTACCAACAAAGGTCTGGTAAGTGAGCCGACCTAGAATCGGGTTGAAGTACGCCATCTCATGGAATGGAAAGCAATCCATGTTCCGGTTAGGAATGTTGGGCGTAACAATAGGAAGCGCCACGATCACGTAGTCGTTGATGTCTGCACTTACCTCGTACGTCTCTGCCGCGTTAGCAAGCCACGAAACATCGATAGGATTCTTAGAAATCTTATCGTTTTCAGCGACCAACTGAATCTTACCGCTGGCAGTGCGTACTTTGTGGACTTTCGTTCGGTGAGCCTCGACCACCCTCTCAGGTGCGACCGCACGACCTACTTTGGCAATGCGGGGCTCAAACCCTTCGGAAAAGTCCGCTCTTGTGTATCCGTTTAGACTCATATTCACCTCTGTGGATTCAGAATACTTCTGAGGCTATGACGGTCTTACGCCGCCCTGTTCGCAACCTCGGGTTCGATGTATCCGGAAAGCATGTTGTCCCCGGACAACGAAGCCTCTCCAGTGCGGGCGCGTATACTTTGGCTAACAGACTGCTCCCACGCACGCATGTTCTCATGGCGGTCTTTCGAACGTTTCGAGTTTGCCATGGAAGATACAAAAGCAACTTCTCTCATGGCCTCTTTGTGATCGGAGGCGTTCGACATGATGTCGGACACAAGCATACGTGCATACTGAGGCTTGATGTTTCTCAGGTCATCCAGGCCAACGCGAGTAAGCACATACCGCATGGCAAGACGCTTCTTGACGTCGGACCCGAATCTTGAACGTACTGCTTTCTTCAAAGAGGCTTTCGTAGACGTGTACTTAGGGTTCTCTCCGAGGTAGCGAATGAAATCGTCGGCGTCGCGTTTTCTCAGACCGAGAAGATCGCCCGAAGATCCCCAAACACCTAGACGCTCGGTACTTCCAATGTTAGCAACGCGCACACTGGCAAACATGCCTCCCATGGCGTCTTCTTCCGCAGGGGCGACAGCCTTGCGGTGGTCGTTGAACTTCTTGCTAAGTTCTTTGTCGTCGTCTAGACCCTGAAGAACCTCCTTCAAGGAGATGCCTGCTGCTGCCGCATACATTCTCTTCGTAATGGGCAGCCCTTTCTGCTCCATCATATCGAGGATCTGTAGGTAGTTCTCATCCGCAACCGGCTGAAGTTTTTTCGTCCACTCGAACGTGGGTACGATAAGCTCGTTCACCGGAATGTTCATTGCCTCCGTTTCTTGGATAGCAATGCGGACGGCAGGGGTGTTTGCTCCGGCGTGACGCACCGATTTCTTCCTACGGAAACCATGAACCCGTGCCAGCACCTGGGCCTTACGCGTAAGGAACATGTACGTCAGGTAGGAGCGCAATGTCTTGATGCGCTCGAGAAGAACCGATAGGGCGGTTTCCATGGTAGTGAAGTTAGCATCACCAGACAGAAACGCGTCGTTGATACCTAGCGCCTTCATTTTACCTTCGGCAATGAAAGAATAGTCATCCGACAGCTTCCAAATCATTTGGTTACTGTCCAGACGCTGTGCGTCCACACCAAAGCGGGTTACCACGATACTGCCGACAGGGTCCTCTTCAGCCTGTAGGAACATTCCCATGATGTCCTGCATCTCTTGCGGGGTGGGCTCCCACACGCCTTCCTTACCAACCTGAACGTGGGTAGTACCGCCTGCTTTACGTCGGGCACCAATGGCACTTGCGTTGATAAGAGGCTTCTGCAACGCCCACCATGTCAACAGACGGGTGAAGAAGCTTGTGCCGATGTGGTCATTTGCTCCAGCTCTTCGAGGGAGGAAAACGGTATTCAACGGGTCAAGCGGTATGTTGCCTCCCGCCCGCAACTGTTGAATCAGTTTGGGACTAAGGCGTTTTCTGGCAGCCACATCTCGGGGGTCGGTCGACTGAATGAACCGCATCATGTGCTGGTCCTGTTTCAGGTCCAGTTTCGGATCCACGCCGTGAACAGGAATCGGGTCAATTTTAACATAGTTAGGATCCTGCACAATAGCAGAATCCCAGTACCCAAGCGACTCGTTGTAATTCAGAGTAGCTACGGCCCGCCCGATGACAAGGTATTCAACCGTAAGCTCCGGCATCATACGCATCAGGTCCATCGCACCGATCCAGTCCTCGTAGAGCTGGCGGATTTTGGGGTCATCAACACCTGAGAGAATGGTTTCGGACCACGGCAGCTCTGCAAAGAGGTCTACTGTTGGTCCGGCTATCTCATCACGAATGTAAATGAGCCTCATCATCATGTTGATCTGAGTTGGGTCACGAGGAATCCAATCCTCGATCACCGTACCTTCATCCAGCCTATCGCGAACCGGATTGAATCTGTCCGCATGAGAGGCGCTGGCGACCTTCATCTTATAGGGAGTAGAGGTGCCTGCTCGTCCTCGTTGTCCTGGGTACTCAAACGGATCCAGCACGACGTGGGCGTCCCTTTGCTTGTCCCTAACTGTCCAAAGTGAACTCACTTAAACATCTCCCTAATCTTGAGAGCCTGGCGCATGAATCTAAGGTACATACCCCTGCGGGCTTTCTTGGCGTTCGCCTCTTCCTTTATCTTACTTAGCCCTCTCTTGAAGTTTTTTGCAAAAGCATTAGGGTCTTCTCGGTACGAGGCCCTCTCCGCAACTGGGAGATTCCTACGCATAGAGTCTGCTAACCAGAATTCAACGGATCCCTCAGGAGCGTTGTTTAGCCTGCTGTACCACTCCGTGAGAAAGTGGCCGTACTTCTTGAAGGCCTTATCGTTGGATTCAGCGAGTAGTTGAAGCTCTCGACTCATTGCATACTCGCCTCTGGCCAGCGCGAGGACAGAAAGCGAATGGAGGGCGTCCGTGACATCACGTCTAGGCATTAGGCTCTCCCTTGGCACCAACGCACGCGGCGTTTATTAAGCATGATGGTACGCGGGGGACGACTGCCCCGACCCACGATACGCTTCATAACTCGGGTCCCATGATTCGTTCGATAGCGACAGTTTGACACCCAAATCGTTTTCATCCGACGATCACGATCGCGGCGGGGTTTTGTACAGCAGTCCCAACGTTTGGGCTTACGTCTGCCTCTATCCTTTTTGAAGATTTTCTTCCACTGCATCTTCGTGGGCTTTTTACGACGGCCAAAACCTAGAGGCTCCGCAGTCTCAATAAACTGCTCGACCTCATCGTCATCCCAGTCATCCACATCAGCGGCAGTCTTTTCCACAGGGCCAAACAGACGTTCCAAGTACTCAAGCTGGTGTGCCTGTCTTTTAGCATAGATGGCAAGACGCTCGTCGTCCTTGGGAATAGGTTTCCAGTCCTCCCCAGACCTACGTTCTAGCCCATCTTGAATCTTCAAATCGTATCCACAGTCGTCACAGTGCTCATGGTAGCGCGGGCCATCATGCAAAATACCCTGACAATCGGGGCAATGACGCATAATGTCGTACGCAGCCGTCTTCGACTTGGGATTCGGTCGCGGCTTTTGTCGAGATTTATGGGGCTGCACGTACTGCATAGCCATGACGTCATCCACAAAAGTGTAATGGTCCGGCATGCTAGACAATCGACGGATCTTCTCCGTCTTGAGTCGAGGCACCTCAAAGAACTGAGAGCATGACCTGCATTGAAACGGTGCGTGGTCTTCTGTGGCAGCGTCTTTGATGGACTTGAGGTACTGAGTCTCCACAGATCCGCAGCGAGGACAAACCACGTACGACCAGTTCTTGCCCTTAGCTCCTCTGTCTATAACTGCAACCTTCTCGTGGCTGACGTCACGGAAGTCTTCCTTGGTAGCTCCAGAGAGGCGAACGTATTCGGTGTATGCCTCGAGCACCAAGTCTTCAGTGAAGAACGCCTGGGCAGTCTTTTTCTTATCAGCGGCATCCATCTGTCGGACCACTTTCTCGGCCCACGCTTTACCAGCGTTACCGCCCCAGAGCAACCAAGAAACGTAGCCCTTATCTTTCCAGGGTTCACCCTTGTACTTAGGATTGACGTTCTTGTTCTTCTGGTGTCGAGCAAAGAAGCTCTTCATCTGTCGAACAGTCTTAGGACTAAGGTTGTTTCTGTTCTTCAGGTTCGTCGCTCTCTGAACACCAGACCCTATGCCCTGCTTTGACGCGTCACTGGGAGTCAGCCCGGCCTTGCCACCCTTCGACTGTCTGCTTCTGTAATCCAGGCCTTTCTCTGCGGCCTTTGCAACAGACTTCGGAGGCTTGAAATTGATGTGAGAGTACTTACCACCCTTTTCCGACTTAGCCTCGATGTATTCGTCAAAGAATAGCCGCATGTCGTCAGTATCCATGACCATGTCAGGACCCATGCGCGGATTTTTCTTCTGAGCAGTCCGAGGTCGTTTAGACACGAACTCCCGGACCATACCTCCGTGTCCACCAGCTTCGATCCAACCAATAGCAACGTCGGCGATACCGAACTCAGCGGCGAGGGCGACAAGCTCATCGTCAGAGTACACTAGGTTGTCGAGGTTGTCTCCGCCTAGCAACCGGCGAAGTCCATCCTCCCAAAAGTCTGCGCCAAGGCTGGCCTTCTTTTTAGGTACGCAGTTAGGAACTTTCTTGCCACCCTTACCAGGCTTGGTACCAACCATTTCGTAGTCGTCCCAGCAGGGATCGTCATCCTCAGAGGCAGCCGCCTTTTTCTTGGGCTTCTTTAAGAAAGGAACGTCGTCCGTACCCCCGGCATGGCTAATATGAACCTCATGCGGAGTCCACGAAAACTGCTTAAACTCGATGTCCTCGATACGCGCCTTCGGCTCCAAGTACTGGAGGGTTGCATGCAACTCAAGGCGTGGGAACGAATGCTTGTAGTCAAACCCCGCCTCTTCCAAGGCAATGCGAAAACGCCAATGGAGTTCGTCTAGCCACCCGCCGTCAAACCCAACCTTGCACACAGCGTGCTCTTCTGCATCGAAATAGCTAATGCCCTTCGAGGTCACAGGCCCCGGCTCAATCTCAGAGACAACGTCTGCGAGGATCTTGGTAGCCTTGGGAATGTCCTTAGGTGGAATCGTGTCACCGATGTATAGAAGAGTCAAGTGCGGCTCAATTAGTCCCGGGTTCTCCGTGACCACTTTGATATCACGCTCTTTGGCGGCGGACTCAACTCTCTTGGAGAGATTCCGCACAACAGCTTCATACTTCTCCGGAAGTGACAACCACACGATCACGCTCTCGGCGTCTTCGTCCATCTTGGCCTTACCAAGAAGGAGACGCAGAGCTTCCATAGAAGACGAATCAGTAGAGGCAGTACGAGCCAATGAAAGAACGGCGTCGAACCTCACAGGGTCGAGGGCAACCACTGTCTTAGCCCGAGGTACCCCCAGCGAGTTTTGAGACAACGCCAGTTTACCTGTAGAAAAAGCATCCGCCAGTGCGTAAGACTCCAGCACTACCTCGTCAACCACTTCATTCTCGTCATCGAGTTCCGATAGCACTACATAGTCCGCGCTGACCTCTTCAACCTCGTAGACACAGGTAGCGCCCGTGTCTTCTTTTATGGCCCAGAGGTACTGGCCCTCTGCCAAAAAGTCAGAGGGCTTGCGTGGGGGAACTATGAGCGTAGGGTTTGACGAGCCAACGCGCACTTCCAAGTCATCCGCAAACGGATGGTCCGGATACGCCGTCAGGAAGGCTTCGGCCGCAAGTCGTGCACAGTAACCTCGGTTGCCTTTTGTCCTCAGACACTCGGAATACAGCCCAGACAACTCAGCGGGACCGTCTATCTTGTCCATGTCTTCCGCTGTAATCTTCAGGTCTTCCAATTTCTCCTCTTCATCGAGGTAGGAATGAAGCGTCTGAATCATGGCAGTAAACATGTGCCGGGAGCTGCTTTCATCTCCGTCTGCCGAAAACTTTTGTTGCCAGTGGGCATAGTTTCTTAGCAAGTCGCACGGCGTACAACCTGTGGAGGCCTGAAGAGCATCGTCTACGACTTTGGTATCCTCATTCACATCTGATTCCGCGTCTTGCTGAGGTGACTTGTAGTGGTGAGAAAAGTCCTGCTTTTCAGGAACGCGTACTGAGTTACGCACTCCTCTGAGCATACCCTTCAAAGCTCCGCCTATGGCGGAAAAGACTGTAAAGAAGAACTTCTCTAGCCAATCTCCGGTGAACGATTTGTACTGAACGGGAGCTTCGCCGTAACCGCCTTTTCCAGAAGAAGGTTCTTCGGCTACTTTCGAGTTCTCTTTTAGGTACTCGTGCAGCCGTTCTTTCGCCGCCTCTTTGTCTTCGTCTGAAGCATCCGCACTGGTCAGTACGTTGAGATCGTCGGCAATTTTGTCTGCGGTGTCCTCAAGCTCATCCTCAGACTCGTGGTCTTCCTTCATCTTCTTTGCGAGATCTTCGGCGGCGCGAGACTCCTGCTCAGAAAGGTTTGGTTTGCCCACCTTGCTGGAAAGGTCGTCATCCGCAAGCACCTTGCGAACGCCCCCCATAGTCTCAACAACGCCTTCTGGAAGATTGAGCTGCTGAAGAACCTCGTCGGGTAGGCGGAAGGTATCTGGGGCACTGCCCAGACCTGTCTTCTTGCTATCCAAACTCTTGAGAGTCTTCATGAAGTCTTTGAACTGCTTCTTGTCCATCAAAGAGACGTGCTCTTCTACAGGAGAGTAGTCTTCTCGTTCGGTGGACAGCTCTTCATAAGGCGTCTCCTTGGAAACGTCCTTATCAGAGGACTCAGCACCTTCGTCCTCTTGGGGCCTGTCTTCCTTCTGCGACTTCTTCCACTTAGAGTAGAGCGTGTCGAGCAGTTTCTCCCCTTCATCGGTACCCTGGAGAGAGCGAATTTTGACCTTATCCTTAGGGGAGTCAGGATTCGGATTGCGAACTAACTGGTCTCCGTGCTCTTCAAGAAAGCGGGTGAACTTTTTGCGGCGTCTAGGACCCGCAGGTTTTTTCGGCTTCTCTTCCTGGGGTTCTTCGGCCAGTTTAAGCCTAGATCTTACCGTAGTTCGCATCATTCATCCGATTACATGTCGCCCGCAGGAACCACAGCAATTCGGCACGAAGTGCAGAAAGGAAGCTGGGCACCTGCGGTTGCGACGTTGAGACTTAGTAGTTTGCTGTTTCCGCAGCGAGGGCAGGAGAATCCGTGAGCTAGAGAAGGGCCACGACCTACGACACGCGGACCGTTGGCTGAGGCTGTTTTGACTCGGCCTCCGTCGGAAATACAGCCACCGTCAGTCAACGCGTTGGCAGTCCGCACGATAGTGTTTTCCAGCCCGATCTCGTTTCCACTAAGATTGTCGGCTTTCAGTCGACGGACGACTTTCTTGACGCCATCGGCATCCAAGCCCAGGCGGGCAGTTCGGTTCACTCTCCGAACCTCATTCTTTAGGATGGTGCTCATCTTTTTCCTCTTCTCCCAACGGAGCCCACTTGAATGCCGCTAGCAAGGCCAACACTAGAGGACTGGGATGAGCCTCTAGTTGCCTTACCACCGAGGGTGTATTTTGCGTTTCCTACGAGTCCGAGAGGTAGGGAGGCGCGCTTTCCGCCGGCTACAGAGTAACGGCGTAGTTCCTCTACAATCTCTTCTCGCAGGAGATAGTTAACTAACAAAGCGAAGGTCCGGAACAAGTCATCGTCTCCGTTGACGGGCTTGACAATGCGGGTCCCAAACTGTCGAACAGTAAGCATCTGAACCATCAGATGACTGATAGGATCTTGCTTGTACCTATCAAAACCGTTGGACAGGACGTCTTGCTCATCGATTATATACCGAGGTTGAGGTAAGGAAATTCTATCCAGCGAGTAGATAGTGTCTCGAACTTCACAGAGCTCGTTGAAAGTCAACGAATGGCGTTCGGCTATAGGCCCGCCTTCTCTAATGTGGGGAAACTCAGTGTCGTTGATTCGCTGAATGTGGTGCGTTGCCTGCCAGCGGTCATATATCACGAACAAGACATTGTACACTTGACAAATCTGATCAATGAGCAGGTCGAGCATGGTAGGGAAACTTACGTTCAATTTCCTACTCGGTTTCACTTCAATAGCTGCATCTAGGGAGATCTTCCCATCATTTTCAAAATCAATGCTACCGATAGAAATAGAGAACGCGTTCTGTTTCTCTCCGGCGTCCACAGTGACGATGCGTGCTCGGGAGTTGTCGGCAATCTGGTTGAACAGCTCCGCCGCGCAGTAACGTCGTTGCTTCCTGACTACTTCAATTTGTTTGGCCTCGAATAGCCGCACCCGATCTGGATTATCCACCATCTCCAGTAGGTCGCTTGCCTTCAAACCAATAAGAGGGTTGGCGGCCATCGGAGGTTCAGCTCCATAGTCACGCATGAAAATGAGCTCACCTTTATCCATGCGCTCTTCGACCATGTCCGCGTCATCTTCGCGGATGGTGGGATTGAACTCCCATGTAGCAAAGTGGAACCCGACGCGCGTTTTCAATTTGGCGGAGCCTCGAAGTAACTCCATGATCTTGTCATTGGCTTCGTAGGGAGAACCAACATTAGCCATCAGTCCGTTTGGGACGTTATTGACACCACGCTTGGTTAGAGTCGCACATGCAGAGCGGATGGTACGCATAGACTTACGTAGGGCCTCGTAAGTCTCCGTTGCGTTGGCTTGGATGCGGCCCTCGTCATTTGAGAACCACCCTAACTCATCGATAGCGGAGAAAAACCGCGTACGACCACGCATAGTACGCATGTTAGCGGGAAGATAGTTACACATGAGGCGTTTCGTGGGCAACCACAAAAACGTCTGTTTATAACTCAGCAACTCGGTGCCGTGCATCTTGCCCTTCTCTTCCAAGTAATCGAAGTAGCGTATAAACCACTCCGACTGATCAAGCGAATCCTTGAACCCCGCCCACAGAGTCTCCGCTGCCTGACCTGCCGTAATGGCAACGAAACTCATGTGAAGCGATTTACCACGAAGAAGGCCGTAGTAACGAGATGGGTCTGTTGGAAGCGTAATCATTCGATGCAGGATGTAAGGAGCCAACATACCGGCAACCGTGGTCGTCTTAGAACCACGCATACCAATTGCGGCTACAACTTCAACCACACCATTGAGCCGACCCTTGTTCTGAAGGTCTACTTTTTTCCGACCGCATTTCGGGCAAACCCCGTGCTCTAGAAATGAAACGCGGTCGTAGAGCTCATGAAGGGGCACGTCAACAGGAACATTCCGCCAGAACGCCCTGTCAGTACACTTCTTGCTAGGACACCACTCCTCAAGGGTCTTGACAAGAAGCTCAACCTGCTTTGGAAAGGGGTCGGCCCCCAAGTACATGTAGTTGGGGTCTGTAATGAACTTGACTACATTAGCTGCTGGCTTGAAGTCTCTTTCGTCATTAAGGTGGTCGAGTACAGAAGCATCTAAGTCTGCTTCCTCAACCTCATCAATAAGACTATCAATATCTAGCGCTGTGTCGTCAAGTAGACTCCCCTCTACCAGCTGTAATTTGCTCATCTGCGTCTCCAAGTGGGGCGTCCGGGTCAATTCCCAGAGTCTCAGCCATGTTACGTCTGGACCCTCTATACTGGTCCTTTATGCCCTCTCCTTGGCGACGTAGCGTTTGGTTGATCAAATCCCTTAGGTGAGGCTGGGCATGTTCCGGAACTACTCGGTTGAGAGACGACCGCAAGTCTTGGAGAGGTTGGGTAAGCGCTTGAATTAGCGACTTAATCAGAGGATTCAACACCATCTTATCCAACTCATGGAAAAGCTCTAGTGGATTCTCTGCGTCTAGGATGGAGTCGATAATCTCTCGCTTGTTACGAACAAGCTCGGTTATCG